GATGCCATTTTGGCACCCAATGCGCACTTTGCTAAGTGGACATCGTGTGCTTTCGGACGTAGTGCCGATGGAGAACGTACATGTCAAAGTTGGTTCCAGTTTCCCGGAACTATGACAAGCCGAATGTCGTATACACCCAAGAACACGAGTACACGCCGATCTTAGGTACCCCTCCTTCCAATTGGTCAGAGGAGGAGATCGCGCGCGTTACTCGGGGTGTGTACCATGCTCTTAAATACGAGTCGTTTCCGCCGAAGAAGCGGTCGACGCGCCCGCCAAGCCGTGCTTGGAAGGCAGAGCATGGGGGTAGAACGCCGTTCGTTACGGCGTTTCTTGAACCCCTTCCGTACACCAGGTTTGATTCGGAGACTCGGTCTCCTCCTGGTACGTACAGCGGTAAGTACGACTCTCCGTCTAAGAAGTATTGGTACAAGACCAACTTCAATCTTGCTCACAATGACATTCCGATGTCAGAGGCAGCCGCCCGGCAGGAGCTGGGTCGGATGTTGGGTGATAGTTTCAACTTAATCGCCCTAGAGCAAGAGGCACTCGCCAACGTGTTACCATCGCTGGATATCGCCACCTCCCTTGCGGAGGCCGAGAGAACGGCGGACATGGTTTTAAACGTCCGACAACGTGTGAAGCGGCTAAGCCGCCAGATAGGAAGAGCACTGCAACATGCGCGCAAGGCGCGGCACATGCTGTTGAAGCACAAGCCTGCAGAAATGCTCCGTGCGGTTGACTTGGCCAAGGAATTGGCCAGTGATCTCTACCTTGAATACACGTTCGGTTGGCAACAGGCCCTTCGGGACCTTGAAGCCGCTCACGAACTGTACCTAATGCCGGTAAAGGAATACTTCACGGCACGGGCTAAGGTAGAAGAGGCTGAAGAAGAGGTTATATCCTCCACTTTCGACGGGTACTATGTCTCCTATGACAAGGTCACGGATGTGACACGTCGAGCCTCAGCTCGCGCATCTGCTACCGCCCAATTTGAGGGCGGGACGGCCAATTATGTGGCCAATCCTCTAATCACGGCTTACGAGCTTATCCCATTTTCTTGGATATTCGATTATTTCGTATCCATGGGTGATGCTCTGTCGTCGTGGTCTGTGCTCGCACAGGCTACGAGGGTCTCAACCTCGGTTGGGTTCCTATATGAGGAAAAGCAGAAGTCTCGGATTGAAAACGTCCGTAAGGGCTACGGGACTTACGCGAGTACTCCCCATGCGTCAGCGACAGCCGACGCCAACTGCACGCTCAAGCAGCGTTCACCAATGGGTGGCGCTACGAGAGCTAATCACGTTCACCTTCCACAAATCCGTGTGAAGCTTAGTACCCGCCGCATTTTGAACATCGCGGCGGTGCTGGGTCAACGCATCACAATGCCAAACTAGGAGTTGACATTATGGCCGGTATGACAACCGTGCTGACCGAGTTCTCCGACAAGGAGAACTCCCGGACCTACGCCCTAACGGGTCACAGTGTCCTAGCCCCACGCCTGGTAATCCAGAAGCGGAAAGTCCCGAGCACGAGCTCGGGGTCGCCCGAATCCAGGCTGTCCGTCATCTACGGGACCACGGACGCGGAGGGTAACCCCCTCCAATCCAAGGTCGCCTTCGACGTTGGCGTTCGATATCCTTCGAACGGCCAGGCTTCTGACGTGTCTGCCGCCCTCGCTATCCTTCGGGATATCGTGGCCGGGGACGAGTTCACCGCGATGGTGAACTCCCAGCTCTACGTTTCGTAGAGGTCCGTCATGGCAAAATACGTGCCTTTCCTGCTAGTTTATATTGCAGGAGTCTTTTCTTGTGGGCACGTAGACGGCCCGGCGGTTGTTTCAACCGTCGGGAAACTGGCATCAAGCCTTGGCTTCTGGTCAAATGGAGACTTCAATGTCCCGAACCAGTACCAGTCCGAGTGCGCGGAAAACGAAAGTCTCGGAAGTCCCGAGTGTTGACCCCTTCTGGGTTGCGCACAATTTCGTCGAAGACACGCCCGCACTACACCCGATAGCTTCCAAGCTTAAGGGATGGTGTCGTGGTAGGCAGCTTAGCAAGCTTGCCACGTGCAGTGAACTATTCCCCGCGTTGCAGTGGGGTCTAGAAACCTGGACCGCTGTTCGACAAGTCCAGTCGTTCTTCTCAAAGAACGAGTCCCTGTCTGATGAACATACGTGCAGCTCTGAAGCACTCCGGAAGTTCCGGGAGGCCGAGGAGATCTGCCGCGTCACTAACGACCGCGTCAACGAGGAATGGTATCCCGATGATGCAGTTGCCAGACAGATTCGCCATATGGTTTGGGACATTGGTAATGTCCTTGGCGAATTTAGGACGTTTGTCGAGGGCTTACCTAATGCCCTTCGACTCACTGACGGTGCGACCGAGGATCGCTCAAGGAAGAGATCATTCCCGTTTCTAAAGGTGACGGGTAGGATACGCTCGACCTTTCGATCTCTGCCGCTCGTACGGTTAATCCTCCAGAAGTGGGGGGTTGACGTAGACGCGTTGAAGTTCGAACCGACATCCGAAAACCGGGTGCAGTTCGTCCCGAAGAACTGGAAAACTCACCGCTCCATTGCGTGTGAGCCGACCCATGCTCTGCCCCTCCAGCTTGCGGTCGACGCTTGGATAAAGCGCCGGCTGGAGAAATGGGGTATCATTTTGGTCGACCAGAGCTTGAATCAGGAGAAAGCCCGTCTGGGCTCTCTTGACGGAACCCTCGCTACACTGGATCTACGTATGGCCAGTGACACTCTCGCGAGAGAAGTGGTTGCGTTATTGGTTCCGGACCAGTGGTATCTCTTCCTTGATGCCATTAGGTCAACGAGCTACAGACTTTCGAACGGAGATAAAGGCGGTTATGCCAAGTTCTCCTCAATGGGTAATGGATTTACCTTCTCTTTAGAAAGTCTGATCTTCACTGCAGCATGCCGTGCCGTTGGTTCCCGACGGTATCAGGTCTATGGCGACGACATTATTATCGAGTCTGAGCTTGTGACCGAACTCGTTGTGCTGCTGGGGTATCTCGGCTTCGAGATTAATGACGAGAAATCGTTCCATGATCCCGAATTCCGCTTCCGCGAATCCTGCGGGGCGGACTGGTACAATGGTGTTTTGGTGACGCCTTTTCATCTCCGACGTTCGGAGGGGCTCACTAAGGCAGATCTCTGCCACACCATTAACGGGCTTCTAGCCCTTTCCGTACCAGATGGGAAGCTCCAAGCGTTCTGCTGGAGCCTCGTGCGCAAGCACCATCTACCGCTGGTCCCGTACAACGGTGACACGCGATCGGGGATATTCATACACCCGACAGATGCCTATAGGCTGAGAAAATTACACTTCGATGTGAACCTCCAGATTTCCACATTCCGTGGATATGGGCCACGTTCGTCCACGCGGACGAATCGTGGGTGGCGAACCTACTTTCTTTGGCACTTAAATGCTGCCAGTGGGTTCAAAACGGCGTACGACCCTATGTCTTTCCACCCTGCAATGGGGATGGAATCTTGGAACGCGCAAAAGGATAGTTCCGCGCGCAAGGCTCTTGATGAGCGACTAGGTATCCGAGAGGCCACGGAGGTCTCAAGGATAGTAGAGCGGACGAAGTACGGGCACCGAGCCCTAGCTTTCGTCCCGGTCCGAAGGAGGCTGCCCTTGTATCTTTACACCCTCGGGTGCAAGGAGTTGGGGTTATAAACACGTCCGGCGCTTAGGCTAAAGACGTGGCCTGGCATAGTTTTGCCCACCCA